CTATTTTTATCTGATCTCAGTTCAATATATATTGTATGGTAAGTACATAATGAAAGGCAGCAAATCAATGTTTACAGTTAGAGATATCGCATCATACTTCTTGTCTTTAAGTGACCCGGAAAGTGGAGAAGGTATTTCTAATCTGAAACTCCAGAAGCTCTGTTATTATGCACAGGGGTTTCATCTTGCCCAATTTGATAAACCTCTCTTTGATGATACTATAGAAGCATGGCAGCATGGTCCCGTATCCCCTACCCTTTATCATGACTATAAATCTATGGGGAATAATTTCCTTCCTTTCACAACAATTGATTTAGACAAGTATCCAACTAATATCATAGAGTTTTTAAACGAAGTGTACGATGTTTATGGACAATTCTCTGCATGGAAATTAAGAGATATGACCCACAATGAGACACCATGGATAGAAGCGTTTGATAAGCAGAACAATATTATATCTCACGATTCAATGAAGAATTATTTTAAAACTCTATTAATATCAGATAAATAACCATCATATCCCTTATCCCATTCATAATCTGGGAGGTATACCCTCCCTTATACGTTAGTACCGCCTGTTTCTGTAGCCGCTTCCTTGTTTTTTATTATAGTTGGAATCCCCATATGAACTATACGAACCATATGGGTCAACATTCTTTGTCCCTTTCCTACCTGTATATGGATTATAATTTCCTTTACTTGACCAATTATCTGTTCTGGAATTATTGGGGTCGGATCTACTATGAGAGTCTACATAAGTACCATTGCTTCTTGTGTATCCTCTTACATAAACGTCTGCAGAGGCCACTCCTGTTATTAGAAATAATGATAGTGTTGCTTTTATAAGATTCATTTTATTTTTCCTTTCTTTATATAATCTTATCCCATTCGTAGTTTGGACGAATGTCTCTTGCTTTTACTTGTCCATTGGTAACTTTTTGGATCTTTAGACAATTAATGGGATCCGGAATTGATCGTCCATGGATCCAATTATAAACGGATAATTCTCTCACTTCTATCGCTCTGGCAAGCTTAACTGAGGATCCAAAGTATTCTACTGCTTTCATGATTTGACTTACGTCGTACTCAATTTCTTTATTTTTCAATTAAATAACCTTTATTTATATCCGTTTATATAGTGATTTGTATAATCGATATTTTTTTTGTTGACAAGACATATTTGCATATATATAAAGTGGTTATATAAAGTCACTATATATAATGGGTAGATAAAAATGAGTTACGAAACATATAGAATGATTGAACCAAAGCACGTTTTGTTTAACAATAAAACAGGGGAAGTGATTTCCGTAGAAAGCGAGATTGAGTGCTTAAAGTTCTGGGCAGAACTGCATGGATTGGATGTTGGTATTTTCGAGGAAGAGAATGACGAGTATTATGAACAATCCAGTCTTCGCCGAGAATTGGAAGACACTCCTCCTGGATATTGGGAGTTACGAGTCTACAGAGGTGAGACAGTTATCTTCTGGCATAGAATTGATAGATACATTGATTACCTGACAAGAGACGATGAAGAAGAATTATACGGTATATTTAAGAAGTATTACGGCCGTGAGATTCATGAAGGGGATTATTCAATTATGAGAGTTGATTCATATATCCGATACACGCTTGAAAAAGCCGCAGATGTCTTGACCTTAGAAAGAATCAGAGAAGTTGAATATAAAGCAATGGTTGCTGAGTAACATTATTATATTGGGATACTAAGATGCTGACCTTAGAGCAAAGAAAAGAACGGATGACTGGAATCGGCGGAAGCGACCTTGGCGCTATCTGTGGGTTCAGTAAATGGGCGAACGCCGTCGACATTTATAATAGCAAGCTTGAGCTTCAAGAAGACAATGTTGAGGGAAACCAATTCATTGAATGGGGCAACCGTCTCGAACCTGTTCTTCGTCAAAAGGCATCTGAAGTACTAGGCAAGGAGATAGATAAGCCAGGTGCTTTATTTAGAAGTCAAGAACACCCATTTATGATTGCCAATTTGGATGGGTGGATTGAGGATGAACGGATTGTCTGTGAATTCAAGACTGCAGATAAGTGGACAGCAAAGTTATTTGGTGAACCGGATTCAGACTATATTCCAGAGAACTATCTATTCCAGTTGGCCCACTATGCAATCGTGATGAATGCTTCAAAGTGTTACCTATTCGTTCTCATTGGTGGGAATGACTTCCGTCAATATACATATGAACGGAATCCTGAATTAGAAGAACAGATTATTCGTATTGAGAAGAACTTCTGGGAAAACCATGTAATGAAGCGCATACCACCAGAACCTAAGACCTATGATGAGGCAAAGACGATCTGGGGAGAAAGCAATGGAGAGGCAATTGTATCTGAGGATGCTGCTAACCTTCACAGGAATATTCTTAACATTAAAGCAAAGATAAATGAGCTTGAAGAGATACAGGATAAACACAAAGCAGAACTATGCAAGATAATGGGGAATGCCTCTATTGTTCTTGCGCCTGACGATACATTGTTGGCCACCTGGAAGAATCAAGGAAGAGCATCAATAGATACTGCGCAATTACGGAAGCTATATCCCGAAATTGCAAAGGAAGTTACCAAGACAACAACAACAAGAGTTTTTAGAATTAACGAGAGATAGAAATGAATTTTGGAAAACAAAAAATCAACATCGATTATGCGAGAGTTAACATGACACCATATGAATTTGAAAAGAAACTCATTGAAGAATCCGACATCCAATTGTTTGATCGCGATGACAATGGAAAGGTTAAGGGATTGAATTATTTTAATTTTGCGGTAGCGGCTTCCGTTCTCTTGAACGAACTGTCATCAAGCAAGTCAACGAACTTAACAACGGAGTAAGGAACATGAGCAATCTAGAAGTCGCTACGAAGAAAACATTTAACATGATGCCGACCAGTTATCAAGAGGCAACTCAATATGCAAAGATTATTGCATCCAGTGGAATGGTGCCAAAGGCCTATCAAGGGAAACCACAAGATGTATTCGTTGCTATGCAATGGGGAGTATCAATTGGTCTCCATCCCTTACAAGCATTACAGAATCTCTCTGTGATTAACGGTAAGCCTGCTCTTTGGGGTGATGCTGCGCTCGCAATGGTTCAACGTCATAAAGACTATGAATATATTAAAGAGAGTATTTCCCAAACAGCTGAAGGAATGACTGCTACCTGCGTTATCAAAAGAAGAGGTCATGAGGAACATGTTTCTACTTTCTCTGTTGAAGATGCAAAAAGAGCTAACCTATGGGGCAAACATGGTCCATGGACGCAGTATCCTAAGCGTATGCTTCAGATGAGAGCGCGTGCTTTCGCTTTGAGAAATACCTTCTCGGATGCGTTGATGGGTGTTGGTGTGACAGAAGAAGTTATAGATATGCCAGACGTAACACATTCTGTTGTTGCTGCTAACCCAAATGAATTCGAGAGGGAAGTATCAGATGCAGCAGTAGACATATCGGTTGACTCTGACATTACTTCTGCCGAAGAATCAGATATCTCTACCTCAAAAGCAGATGAACTTGCCAAGAAGTTAGCAGGATTATAGATCAGGAGGATCCCATGGTTACTTGGTTACTACGCAGCCTCTACAGGAAATTAACTAGAAACAAATCTAGGGATCTGACAATAACAAATATAAAATATAGATTTTGAGGACCGTCCACAAAACGAATGTATTATAGACGGTTTTTAAAAGTCCAAGAACATATCAAAAACCCGTCCATAAAATATGTCTATAAAATAATGTTGTCTATGAATTAAAACCTTCGTTTTGTGGACTAACGGAAAACAATAATAAAAAGGAACATACAATGGCTATCATAGGATATGCCCGCGTCTCAACATGCCAACAGCATTTAGATTCCCAACATCAAAGATTGACTGAATCTGGGGCAATAAAAATATTCAGTGATGTTATTTCTGGAAAGAACTTCAACCGCCAAGGGCTAGATGACCTTCTTGATTATGCTCGCCCCAATGACACCATATGTGTTGTAAGGCTTGACCGATTGGGAAGAAGCCTTAAAGAACTGTTAGATATAGTTGATAAGCTAAAGAACAGGAAAATAGGTCTCATATCCCTTGAGGAAAAAATAGATACAACCTCCGCCTCTGGAGAACTTATCTTCCACTTCTTCGGGGCAATTGCTCAATTTGAAAGAAAGCTTATTGCAGAACGAACTAAAGATGGTCTTATTGCTGCAAAGAATAAAGGGAAAAAATTAGGAAGACCTGTATTAGATCAAGCTAAGGTTGAAGCGGCGATAAAATTAATAGAGTCTGGATTATCCCCAACTCAAGCAGCAAAGCATCTCGGCATGGGAAGATCTACTCTTTATCGAGAGATCAAGATGCAAGAAAACTATTGACTTTATATGTCAAAAAAGATATTTTATATTTAAAAAGAGATTATAGATGAGTATTAGTTGGTCTGTTTATTTTGTTAATGAGACAGCAGAAGAAGAACTTCTTTCATTAGGGGATGATTTGATAGCCAAATTTATGTACATATCAAAGTTATTGAAAGAATTCGGACCACATAATGTAGGAATGCCACACGTTAGACCTTTAGAGGATAAAATGTGGGAGATGAGGATGAGCGGAAAAGATAACATCGGCCGATCTATCTACTTCTTATCTTCTAAACAGAGGATTGTTGTGCTCCATAGCTTTATTAAGAAGACACAACAAACCCCTAATAAGGCCATGAGGATTGCAAAGAAAAGATTAAAGGAGATGGAAAATGATTAGTTTTGAGGAATTCAAGAAAAAGGCGCTATCAATACCAGAAGTTGCAAGAGAATATGAAGCGCAGCGCGCAGAATTCGAAATTGCAAGAGCGCTTATTAAGGCGCGTGTTAAAGCGAAGATGACACAGGCGCAGGTTGCAGAAGCCATGCATACTTCGCAATCTCAAATTGCTAAAATGGAGAGTGGGAATAAGCTCCCAAGTGTAAGCAGCTTATTTAAATATGCTAAAGCTGTGAATCAGACAATTCACTTAGATATTATTCCTTAACCTGCAACTGTTGATCCAGAACATATAGGTTATTCATCCAGTCCCAGAGGTGCGGACATTTTTCTTGAGGCATACAATACTTCTCAAGTTCGTCTGCGACCTTTGGATCTGGATATGGGAACACTGGACAACTAGTAACGACTATGGGGCGATCGCATCCACTCAAGAAGGCGAGAAGCACTAAGGCTAGGCTGTTTGGCAATCTCATCTCTTTTCTCTTGAATCTCATTGACATGCTTCTCTACTTCCAATTCTTTCTCTGTCCTCCCCTGCTTCCATGCGTTTCGTATTGTGAAATACATCATTACAAGAAACAAAATGGAAAGGGCCCCCATCAAAACAATCATTGCTTTTCCACTTTAAAGATTTGGGTTATCCCAAAGTAACTTAAAACCATTACAATGATACGGTCAATTTCATCAGGCGTAAAATACATAACAATAGCAGCAATGATAGCCACAATGCCTTGCCAAGACGACACTTCTTTAAGGCGATCTTTAATATAATCTAACATGTTGTCCTCCTAATACTTCTTACTTGCACGCGCCAACCATCCCTTTAAGAAAACTTTTAGGGATCTATTACCTTCGCAGATGCGGAGATAATAATTAGAAGAGATACAAGCCAATAAGTTCTGCATCATGACTGCATCAATCTTATTAACCCTGCCCAATGTCTTGCCGCCAATAATCCCATCAACGATCAAAGGATCATCATCAAGAACATGATTGCATGCCGTTTGCAACAGCTTGTTCGACCTCACAGACCCCAGGTTTACAGCCATATCAAATACTTTAGTCGCTACGCCTTGGAATGTGATATCTCCATACCGGTTGTTATCCCAGAAATACTTTTTGTAGGTATCCTTAGAGAAATCTAGGTCTATAAGTTTAATGTCATTCTCATCAACTATACCATTCTTATCGATGTCGCCATAGGTACCAAGACTTTGTAAGAACCGGAGGCTGATTCCATATTGAGTAGCTCCACCTGGATCTTTCTCGTGGTTAGAGAATCCGCCTTCATTAACAATCAAAGCCTCAAATGCTGGAAGGAATAATGTGGCATCGCGAAGTTGTTGCTTCTTTAGTTTGATGTCGTTAACCTCCTCAAGCGTCCCAATTTCTTGTGCGCGGAGTAGGAGACCGTCATATCGTACCAAGAGTGCATCTCTTTTTTTGCGAATCCCCTTCAATGCATATTCTTTTACTTTAGGAATATCATAAAGAATCTCTGTTGGATTGATGGGGTTCTGATAACGGGCGTCAGGATATTTGTACTCCACTGGGAGTGGCTCATCTAAGACAACCACTAATGTGGCTGTCGCTGGTAGGGTGCTCATTATCCTATCTCGATACTCTTGTTCCGTTAATGGTCTCGAGAGGTCTTTTTCCATTCCCTCTTTACTAATAGGGGCTACCTCACATAGATTTCCAGTGATACTGTCGGTGAATATAATTCTCATATGGGTTATCCTTGTCCAATGTAGAGAGCAAAATATATGGTCAGTGGTGATGCCGGGTTAGTCAGATTCCCAGAGCTATTACGTAGCGAGATGGTGACTGTCGTTGTTGTGCGAGCGGATACCTGTGGGGTTAAAAGTGTACTGGCTGTCCCTGTTGAGAGAACCATAACATAATCATTCGTTGGGAAGGGTTCTAAGAAAGTAATGAGCGCGGCCCCAGTAGAACTATGCACAATGGTTTGGACGTTTCTCCCTGTCACATTACTGACCGTAGTCCCATTCCAAGAGCAAGTCCCCCAGCAACAGGCAACTCCTAAGTCAGAGGCAAAAACTCTTCTTACGCTATTTGAGCTAGCCTCATGGACTGCTACAAGACCAGACATGCGAATGGGACTAGTTGTGCCTGCTGGGGTAGGCAGCCCACTGATGTCCATCGCCAAGGTGGCATTACCCCCTGCGCCACCATCCGTTAGACTAAGCCCACTCCCAGCTGTCAGAACACGTTCATTTGGTAGAGTCGCATTAGTGCTCATAGTCACATAGGTTGCGGTTAAAGGAGTGACAGGGAAATTAGGGAGCTTTACCTTCTTATTTGTTGCTTCTGATGTATCATAGGTGACAATAAAATCATTATTAATGTCGGGAGTTAAGTCTTCAGTTAAGCTGTTAATATCTAGTGCAACTGTTGGATTACCTGCAACTCCACTACCATTCGTTACGTTAATAGCTGATCCGGCTGTAATAGTTCTTCCAACAAAAGTGTCGGCGGCCGTCTGCGTTATAATGCCATTTGTGTTGTACGCAGCTAATGCATCAAGAGTCGCATCATGAGCCTGCACATTTGTTCCTATTGTAAGTCCTAATGTTGCTCTCTGTGCTGTCGCATCTGCGTCATCCAGAAGAGCACGACCAGCTGCTGTAATGTCTCCTTCTACCCAGGTGTCAACACCAGTGGTATAGGCATATTTATTTGCTGCAGTACCAAGGTTGCTTAGACTTTGCAACGTCGCATCATATGCCTGCACATTTGTTCCTATTGCTAAGCCTAGGTTTGTTCTTGCATCTGCTGCTGTGCTGGCCCCTGTACCTCCATCTGTAATAGCAATATCAGTTCCACCTGGCGCATAATAATCAACGCCTTCTGCAGCTATAGATAGAACCCCAGTTCCTGTAGTGTTTTTAACTATGCCAGTTGCTAAATCCGATAATACCTGCTCATTGGATAAGTCAGGGTGAGAGGTTTGAACGATATAGGTTGCATCTGAGGGAGCGCCAGACCCACCGGGACCTCCAGTTAAGAATGAACGCCAAGAATCAGTATACCCTTCAATATCGTTGGTGGTAGTATTGGCTCTGGTCATACCAAAGGCAGGAAATAGCGGTCTTTCTGCTGTCGTACCGGCTGGGATAATCATCCCTGTTGTCCCTGGTCTTTTTATCTTCTGTCCATCTGTTCCATCAAATAAAGCAACTTCGTTATCGATAGAATTGTTTGGTCCAGCAATACCTATGGCGTCTGAGACTGTTAAGTCTCCGTTATTGTCAAATCGTGGGTATTTGTTTGCCCTGTCTGCTGCTAAAGGAAGTTCGGAATTCATCCCATAGTCTTGAATTGGGAAACGAATGCTTCTATCAATATCTCTACGTAACTGCTGCGTAATTTGCGTAATCTTGTCCCCATCTAGGTTAAGATCTTCTCTTCTTACTGGGCTGTTGCTGATGTAGTTAACTTGACGGTATTCCCTAACACCATAAAGAACATAGATGTCGCCCGCCAATGCTGGGTTAGTCAGCGTGATAGTTCCACCACCGGGATTACCTGTACCCTGAACCGTATAGTCCACACCTTGAATCAGGGTTGTAACTACACCAGCTCGTGTCAGGTCAACTTGCAAGTCAGGATTCTGGTTAGGTGGTGTTTGGTCTACAAAGAATAGCGGGAAGTCATATGCATACACAGTTTCCCCACCAACTGCTGTGTAAGATATAATTCTGTCATTTTGGGTCGTCGTCATCTCATAGCCCTTCTACCACGATGTTTTCTTTGTCTGAGATGCTCCCCTCGGTCTCACTCCCAGTGTATCACGAAACCAATCTTCAATCATATCGAAACCCTTTGTTAATAAAAGAGAATTTTGATATTTCATCTAGTTTTTTTCTTCTTTTCTTTAGCATTCAATTTCGATTTCAACCAATCCTCGCCAATGTCAAATAACCCACTTAACAATATTGTGTTCTGATAGGGGATCATCCGACGTAGAGCGCTGACTTGGTAACCCTTAATTTGACGTCCAGCAATAAGATCTGCGGAAAGTCCCGCCACTTTTCCTATCTCTTTGGCAGAGCTGACTGATGGTCCTAAAAACAATTCTCCAACGTCACTTCCATAGCTTGACTTGATCTTGTCATCAAACACACTGAACCCAATACGATTATCCGTTAACTTGCTGATAACCTTCTCTGCGTCAAACAAAAGCCCAAGGATCCCAGATCTATCTATGCCAATCTTTAACCATTCTTCTGGATCTTCCGGCATAGCTTTTTTAGCAGATTGATAATATAGATAACCTGAGAGAGTGCCCAGACCTATCATTGAGATTACGCCTCCAACTGATCTTAAGTCCCTTTGTTGAGCAGCTGGGAGAAGGAACCGTTGAAAAGACGCGAATGAATACTGTTTGTATTGAGCAAAAACACTACCCCAAGCTGTATTCATGAACAGAGGTATATCCATCCCATACTCTACTGAAGAAGATCTTGTCATTCTGTAGATAGCAGTCCTAAATCCTTCATATGCTTCTCTGTCATCCCAGTTTTCAAGTCCTGCATAGAAGCGTCCTTTTTCTTCCCCACCATATTTTTTGAACTGAGTCGCAACCTTTTCGAGGAGTTTTTTATCCACGCCAAAACGTGCCAAGCGTTCTATTTCTTTCTTTGAGAGGATTTTTGCTGTCGATGATCTTAATATATTAGCCATTCCTGTATAGGCAGCTATTGTCCGGATTTGGTCATTTAAATACGCATTGAAGTTAATGAGTTGACCCATTCTTGAAGTGAAATTTAAAAGTCTCTTCGGCCACCAGCTACTTGTTGCAT